TTTATAAAACCAACTACCGAAATGAAGCAGGTGTTCGCTCGTCTCGGGGTCGTGACTGGTGAACAATTGATAACTAAAATGAATGGTCTCGGCGGTGCGCTAGATGCGGTTGCGGAGGCAAGCAAGCAGATGAATATCGAAGCCCCGAAGTTGTTTAACCGCACCGGCTTAACGTCATACACATTGTTGGTTGGCAATCTCAGGCAGGCCTTTAGGGATAATACCAAAGAGCAGTTGGCGGGGGTAAATGCCGTGAATGATGCATATTATAAGCAACTGGGCACTACCGCATCTCAGGCGCAAATAGCTAAGAATAATCTACAGATATTGGGTATAACTATTGGCTCATTACTATTACCGATGGTGACGGCCTTAGCTAAGGCAATAACGCCAATGTTGCAAGGTATGGCGCAATGGGTTCATCACCACAAGACACTTGCTAAATGGATTGTCGGAGCGGTTTTACTTCTCGGCGGCCTTGCATTGGCTATAACTGTTGTCGCGGGCAGTATAGGAATAGCAGCCAAAGCAATGATGATATGGACAAGCATACAAAAGGCAAGTTTATTTATCACAGGTCTTTTATCTGTCGCCAACGGAACGCTAACCGGGGCGATACTCGAAAACGCCATTGCATCCAAAGGGGCCGCTCTTGGGTTTAACCTCATGAATGGCGGCGCAACAAAACTACTCGGAACGCTCGGAAGTGTTGCGGCTGTACTTGCAATTATTTGGAATCGCAAATCAATAATGGATTGGGCTAATGATACCACAATAGGGCGCGGGTATAATAATATGATTGGCGACAATGAAGCGGTAAAGGGTTCATTAGAGCGTATGTATATGAAAGACCCGCAGGCGGCGCAGCAATACATTTCGGAAAATCAAAAATACAATACCCCGGAAATAAGGCAGGCTTTTGGCAATATAGAAAACGGGGTGACAAACAACGACGATAATGACGATGCAGAAACGGCATATTCATTAAAAAAGCAATTGCACGATATAAAAATCACCATAGACAACCAAACAGGCCATGCCGCAAGTGTCGATACTGGCGGCTCAGCAATCCCGGTCAACCTCAAAAATACGTTCTCATGGCAATAGACCTACTCTTGATGATGAGCGGAACCGGCGGCGATCTTGTGTTGCATGGTGACGACCTGGCGACCACTACGGGTTATGAGAATCAACCAATATTAGCACAGTTCGGCGGAGATGGTAGTTGGTGGGGAAATGCCCTTTTAGATCCGCCGGTTGAAATTCAGTTTTCATCAAAAACAGAACAGGCATTAAAGGATAATGTTTTGAATAGCGCCGGGCTGCAGAATATAGAAAACGCGATGTTGGCCGACCTGCAATATCTGCAAGATGACATTACAGGAACTACCGTAACAGTTAATTGCACAATAGCCGCCGCGAACCGATTAGATGCGCTCATAACAATAAACGGACAAAAGTTTTTTTACCAATGGAGCCCCAATAGCGGCTTTTTAAAATATCAGATTTAATGGTACAAATACCTTCGATACAGTCACTTTACACCAGCATACTTGGTAATATAGAAACCGAGTTCGGCGTTGAATTAGACCCAAACGGTAAGGCTTTCTTACGGGCTTTAGCTATGGTGCAGGCTGGCAAATTATGGCTTGAATATCTTGGTATTGCTGACGTGCAGGCTAATGTATGGCCAACCACCGCATCGAGCGAGGCTAACGGAGGAACACTTGAATGGTTTGGGCGCATAAAAAATATGTCTCCGCAACAAGGGACGCAGGGGCAATATATTGTAAATGTTACAGGTTCGGCAGGTGAGACCATTGATGCATCTACGACGTTTAAAAGCGACGATAGCAGCACAAGTCCCGGATATTTATTCGTACTTGATAATGCATACACGCTTTCCGGCTCAGGCGATACGATCACATTGCGCGCTCTTACGGTAGGCACCATTGCGGTATTAAAAGCAGCTGACACGCTCACATGCACACAACCGCTGATAAACATAAATACCGGCGTTTCGGTTGCAAGTGTTTCTATTTCCCCTGTTGATGCTGAGACGATAGAGCAATTCCGGTCGCGGGTGGTTGAAACATACCAATTGCAACCACAAGGCGGCGCGGCAGCAGATTACCGGCTATGGGGGCGCGAGGCGGCGGGTGTTGCGCAGATATACCCGTATGCGGTAGATGGCGAAGCAGACACCGTCGCGGTTTACGTAGAGGCGATTTTAGCCGATTCAGTAGGACCGCCACATAAGGGGGTGCCAACATCTACGATATTAGATGCTGTTACCGCTATTATGGCTGCAAGCAACGGATTAAAGCCATTGGGTGTTATGCCGGTGCAGGTAAATGCCGTTACCGTAAAAGACGTGAACATAACATTTACCGGCAGTACTGGAACACCAGGTATCTCAGCAGACCAGCAGGTGTTAATAACGGCGGGGCTTACGGAGGCTATTGCGCTAATACGACCCTTTATTCCCGGTGCCGACATTATCACCAAAAGGAATGATACACTAACCGTAAATACTTTGATACAAGTTGCCCTAAATGCCGCTCCGGGGTGCTATTTCACTGGCGCGACAATGACTGTTGGCGGCTCTGCTGTCTCTACCTATAATTTCGATTTTGGGGCAATCCCATTCACTAACACTGTAACCTATAGCTAATGGGGGATTTCATAACAAATGCACTTGCCGACCTTTCGCGGGACTTGTACCCGCAGGAAGCCCGTGCGTTTAATATGCCATTCCCGGACGCAGACGGTAACGGTGGCTTTCTGTTCCGGCTGCATAGGGCGTTGGCAATAAGCGAAGCGCAACTATGGGGAGATGCCCGGAGTACATTCAATAGCATACTACCAGATACAAGCCTGTTTACGGACGGCACCAGCGACCCGCTGGATAACGACTGTAATGATTGGGAGGGGCGGCTAGGCATGATACAATGGGGTGTTACCTCGGCATCTACGCCAACAACAGCAAATCGGAAACTTGCTATTATTCGCAAGATGAATTACCCCGGTAGTACAGCCCCGAGGCAGTCAGCTTTATATCTGCAAGACCAGTTACAGGCGGCGGGATTCAATGTCAATGTGTACGAAAACATTTTCAGCGATGGGTCTGGAGGATGGATAAGTAAAAGCCCGGCCGAGGTATTGGGTATATCAACAGGCGATGCCATTTACGGCGAAACCGACTACGGACTTTCGGAGTATGGCGATGATTATTCGCTCGACGACATAACGATCATTGCTAACCATTTAGAACCTGCACTGGATGATACTTTTGATATTGGCGATAGTTATAGCAGTACGTTCTTCATTGCAGACCCGGCGGGGCAGACCACATTCGCAACCGTTCCAGCGGTACGGCAAACAGAGCTAAGGCAACTTGTGTTACAAATTAAACCATTACAAACAATAGGGTTCACCTTTATAAACTTCACATAATGGCAAGGGAAATAGTAGATTTCGATGGTACGGTGTTGCCGGTAGATAGTACGAATTTGTACGGCGGCATCAAAAACGCGCCAAGCGGCACTAAAATAAATTCAAAGAGCAACTTTGATTTGCAGGTGTTTTTTCAGCGCATGATGGCGTTGGCGGGAGTTACGCCAAATAGCCTTGAAGAAAATGCGGCAAATGGTTTTCAGCTAACAACGGCATTGAATACCCTTTACGTGCGTCGATTCAACGGCATGGCGGCAGCTTTTGGCGCGTCCGGGTTTACGCCCGTTACTATGTCGGGCTGCGTAAACACAGGCGCGTCCGGTGCTTACCTTATTAGTTCCGGTTTCTTCTTTTACAACGGGCAGTTTGTGAATATGGCCGGGAGCGGTGCGGTGCTTACCGGCTCCAATGTTCCATTAATAAACATCTTCACGATAGACGGGCAGCCTTACGCCAATGTCACGCAGGGTGCGTCCGTTTCGCCCGGTGCCAGCCAGTTTAACTATTCGGCTATGGTGCCATGGAGTACGGCGGTAGGGATTGATGGACTTGTTGCCGATTTAACCATAGGAACATGGACAACGCCGTCCGTGGGGACTAACTGGTCGGCAGTTGCGGAGGGTGATTTTGCCGCGATGAAATACAATAAAGACGGCCTTTATGGGTATGTAGAAGGTTCGGTAGTATCTACCGGTGCAACCCCGGCACTCACTGTATTTACAATGCCATCAAGCAGCTACTTTCCAAATCACGGTAGGGCGATTATCGGGCAACTGTTTGATGGCTCTGGTAATTTTAGTGCAATGCTACCAATGGAGGTAGATACAAGCGGGAATGTTAAAATAAAAGCCTCTAGCTTATTGCCGTCCGGCTCTGGGTGGGCTTTGTATGTAAGCGCACGATACATTTTAACAACCTAATTTGGCTTAACAATATTTACGCTGAAATATTGTGATTCCACGCCGACAGCAGCATGATATGTAATGCTGATATTATACTCGGCGGTTAACGAGTTCTTTGAATCAAGTGAGCCGGTCTCAAACTTAATCACTCCGGGCGACTGGGTAGTGACGATTTCCAAATCATATCCGTTGATGGCGGTAAATGCGAATGTCGCCTTTTTCCCATCAATTGCTTTGCTTTGGTCAAGTATAATATTAGTAACGGGCGCATTGGCATTAGAGTATGTGAATGCGTGATTCGCGGTGAATGTTATCCCTTCGTTGTTGTAATAAGGGAGAGCGGCAGGCGTGGTGCTTTTTGTGCAGGAAAAGCATAAAACTGATAATGCGATAATGAGTAGTGTTTGTTTCATAGGATTGCAAAATACAATTTTAAATCCAAATAATGCTAATAAATGTTAAAATGTACTTTGCAATAAAAAGAACTTTGCTTTACAAAGTAACGTAACTTTGAAATAATGAATACGGTCTTAAATATCGATGCATCGGCGGTCGTAGAGTTTACCCAAACACTGCGCCAAATGCACCGTTCGGCAATCCCAAACGCAATACGGGACACGCTGAATAATGCAGCGTTTGACGTCAAGACCCGAACAATGCCTGATGAGAGCAATATATTTTTTCACCGAAAAAAGAATTTCTTTAAAGCGAATAGCAAAGTAGAGCAGGCGAAAGGTTGGGAAGTTGACGCAATGAGGGCCACGGTGGGATTTGTTGAAAATAACGGAACGCAGCAGCAGGCGGTAGAAGATATGCAGCAGCAGGACGCCGGTGGCTCTATCGGTGGGCGCACTTTCATTCCTTTGGATGCCGCCCGTGTTGGTGGCTCACATGGCGGCAATGTGCGGGCGGCAAATAGGATTAGCCAGATACGTAGCAACATCGTTGATGCTAAAAACGCAAAAGGCGCGAACAATAAACAACGGTTCATAAAGTCGGCTATTCATGCCGGCAAAGGCGGCGTTGTTATCGGCAATACCATTCGCAAAGGCAAAAGGATGATGATGCGGATTAACAGCGTTCACAGGCTGGATGATGGCAATACGGTTGTCAACAGCACACCGCTTTACTCGGTGCAAGCAGGCCGGCATGTACACCCTAAAGCAACACACTTCATGCGTAAGGCTTCGTTATTGAGCGGGGCAAAGATTGAGGGATTTTATATTAAAAATGCTGAAAAGCAAATGGCAAGATTGGCTAAAAAATAGTTATGGCAAGTTGGCTGGAAAAGATTAAGCAGGATTTAGTTATCGTTACCGGGGACGGTCAGCGATACACTCCATTGTATCTGAATGCCAGCGCGAATAAGTCTAAAGAGTTCAACGTTTCTAAGTTTGAATTTATTGATCTTAAAGGTAGCTTGATTGACCGCAGGTTGCCAATGGGGGTTCAATATGATATTGAGATAATCTTTCAAGGCGCAACCAATGTAGATGACGGAGAAAAGTTTTTCAAGTCGGCAGATAACCCCGCAGCGTGGCAAATCAACCACCCGCAATATGGCGGTATAGTAGTGCAGCCACTCGGTTTGAAGTCGGATAATAGCGGGCTGAATACAACGGTTATTACCGGGACTATAATTGAGACGATCGGCACCGCTCAGCTAGCACCCGCGCTCTCCCCGCCAGATGTTGTAACGTCAAAGGCTGCTATATCTAATGCTCAGCTTGCTAAAACATACGCAGCTAACCAGCCGACGCCCAGCACTACGAGCATATCGGCATTACGAACTAATCTCGCATCTTCATTCAATAGCATAAATACTACAATAGCAGACGCGGAAGATTATAACCAATATTTCAACGCCTTCAATCAATGCAATGGGTTACTAAATGCGACTGTATTTGCTACCGAAACGGCTATAGGGACATTGCAGGCCATGATTATGTTGCCTGTAGGTTTTAATGATACCATAGTTAACAGAATGGCGATGTTTGGAAAACAACTGGACGCACTTTCTGACGATATTATCGACTTGGTATTAACCGGGGAGAAGCAAGGGTATGAGAATAATGCAGGGGCGTTAATCGCCGGCATTTGCTCCGCATCTGTGACTAACATTACCAGTACGGATTACCTGACAAGGAATGACGTTGTAGCGGCCATAGCGTTGATTATTCAGAAATATAACGGCTACCTCGATAATCTGTGCGGTATGCAGACGCATGATGGAGGTAGCCCCGATAGCTATATCCCAAATCCTGACGGATTATCATTGCTGGATTCGCTATTGTACTACACTGTTGGCAGCCTGTACGGCATCGCAGCGAGCGCAAAGCAGCAGCGCACCTATATACTGCCGTATGACAGCAATGTGATTTTAGTAGCCAATAAGCTGTACGGTATTTTGCCGGATGACAGCACAATAAAAACCATTATAAGTAATAACAACATTGTTGGTTACGAACTTTTCAAACTTCAACAAGGCAGACAAATTATTTATTACGTATAAATTATCAGTTATGGCAATAGAATATAAAAAAGTGGTTCAGATTGAGCACACTATGAGCGAAGAGCAAATGAATGAGTATGGCAAAGACGGTTGGGATAACTACAAGATAATCGGGAATGTGTTTTGGTTTAAGCGAGAAGCATTGCCTGCGGCTGTGAATTTACCGCCGGGAGTTAAGATTCAGGAATTATCTCATGATCAAATAGTGGGGTTTCAAAAAAGCGCTAAGAATAAAAAGAAATGAAACTAACCGTAGGCTCACATACAATAGATAAGTTCAGCGAAGTAAGCGTATCGCTCAGGTATGCATGCATTGGCGATACCTTTTCTTTTAAGTTGTATTTTGACCCTACTAATGCGGCTCACAAATCCATACTAAAGCCGGTTAGTTACCAGCACTGCACCATATCACACAATGGGCAAACGTTAATAACAGGTCGGCTTTTATCGCAGGCGTTTAGTAGCTCACCGAAGAAAGAATTAACAGCCATATCGGGATATTCCACTACGGGGGTGCTAGCTGACAACTGCGTATTTTCTACATTATTGCAGCAAACGGGTGCAGAGACAATTCAGCCAAATGGCAGCCTTGAATTCGCGAACCAAAGTTTGGAGCAGATTTCAAATAGGCTCACATCGTCTCTAAATATCAGTACGTGTATAGTTGATGATAATGTAAAGGATGAGTGCAGCAAGGTATATACCAAAATAGCCGCTTCACCAACGCAGACCATTGAGGATTTTTTAACCTCAATGGCGGAGCATAGAAATGTTGTATTGTCTCATACCGTGGATGGTAGATTGCTTTACACGAGGTCAAAGGCAGAGAAGGGCAGCAAGACGGCAACGACACTGCAACCCATATCAACGACGCCATTCATTAGCGATATTGACGGCGCACCGGCGGCAAACGCATTATCCAATAGTATTACTTATTTCAACTCAAAACCAATATTTCATTTTGAGCCGGGGCAATCTATCTGGACTAAAATGTCTATGCCCGTAAATGGGCAGAAGATGCACAGCCATATTCATGTAATAGGCCAGCAGGACGGCGGCAATGCCATAGAAGATTTAATAACAAATCCCTATGTACCATCTAATGTTTTGCGTGTCACTAGAAAGATTCAATCTATAGGAGATGATAATGATACGCCGGACACCTCTAGAACAATACTAGGTAGTGAATTAAAGGCAATCGCGCTAACTATTGAAATAGTTGGTTGGACACTTAATGGAAAGTTGGTGAGGCCGAATCAGATAATAACCGCGAAGAATCCAGAATGCTACCTATACCACAACACAAGATTCTTTATTGAGCAGGTAGATTACAGGCAAACGGCAGACGAGCAAACGGCGGTTATCTCATGCGTATTGCCTGAGGTATATAATGATGAAGATGTAAAAAATATTTTTAATTAGTAAGATTTTGAAGTTCTTTGACATATTGGATTTGGTAAGTGAAATAAAAAAGAATTAAGGAGAAATTTTGATTAGCGGCAGATATGCCAATAATTTCTCCTTATCTTTGAGGTGGCAGATAACCAAAGAGAGCATTTTGTTCTATAATGTCTGTCTCTTATACACATCTCCGAGCCCACGAGACGCTACGCTATC